ACAGCAGACGGATTCATTAGCCTATTGGGAGTATTGGGATTGTTTACTATTTCTGCCACCACAGTAGATATGACTATGAAAATTGTATCGTTTGTATTAGGTTCTATTGTGTCAGTATTAGCAGGGATTTACTACTATCAAGCCATTAAGAAAGACCGTAATAAAAAATAAAGTGTGGATAATCAAACTTATTTATGTAGTTTTGTCTATGTATATAGGTTATTTAGTAATAGAAAATAAAAAACAAATGAGCAAATTATTCAGCGTTGGACTTCAAGACTTTTTACACGGGCTTTTGATAGCCGTTATTGGTGCAGTATTAGCGGTTGTGACTAACACCTTACAAGCAGGAACATTAACCTTTGATTACAAGGCTATTGGAACGACTGCGGCTATTGCAGCACTAAGTTACATCAGTAAGAAGTTCTTAACTAATTCAGCGGGGCAAGTACTTACGAGTGAGCCTTCAAAGTAAAAAAGCAGTAATAAATAAAAACACCATTCGGCTAAGGTAAGTATCATGCTGCGGACTTAATAACCTTTAAGATACTTGTTGTGAGGGTGACACAAACTGCTTTAACATCATTGCGGCTATACTGCCCCAAGTTCGCCCTTAAATCATACGGGGCTAGTGTCCGAGACACATTCAACGCCCTCTATCCAACACAAGAACGATAGAGGGTACTTTTAAAATTAGAAAAAAATGAAAGCAGATAAAGGTTATAGTTACATTGGAATTATCATTTTATTTGGACTGATAATGTGGCATTTAACGGGTTGTATGTCCGACCGTACAGCGTTGCAAAGAGTACTCACAAAGAAACCTTTATTTGATACAACAGGCCAGATATATATGCAATTATACCCTTGCGATAATAAGGTGATAGCGCACAGTAGCGATACAAGCTATTTACACGATACTTCTATAGTTACTTGTCACGATACTATTGGCAACTACATTCACGATACAACTACTAAGATAATACGATTATATACGAAAATCCACGATAGAGATACGATAATCGACAATCAACAAATATCCATCCTCAAATCGCAAATGCAAGATAAGGACAAGCAAATAGCTATACTTAATCAAGCAGTAACAGATAGCAGACTACAAGCAGCGTCTAACGAAAAGGATGCTAGTAAGTGGGAGTTGTATTTTTGGCTACTGATTGCAGCGATAGTGTTGGCGTTGGTATTGTATATAGTTAAACCGAGATTATGACTTACAAAATAGTAATACAAGTAGGCGAAAAGAAGGTAGTCGTTGATGTTGAAAGCGATGAAGAACTAAATAGTAAAGATATTTATGTAGATAAATTATTGAAGCAAAAAAGTAAACATAACCCAAAAAGCAATGATGCCTCATTAAATTTTCTTAAAAAAATCTTTGGATTATGAGACAAGTAAACAAACAAACAATAGATTTAATAAAACACTTCGAGGGGTTTTCATCAACTGCCTATCACGATAGTATAGATGCCCCCTCGATAGACACAATCGGCTATGGTTCAACAACTTACCCCAATGGCAACAAAGTAAAAGTAGGAGACCCGGCAATTACAGAACAACAAGCAATCGAATACTTAACCTTTGAAGTCAATCAAAAAGCAGTAGCCGTTAGTCATTTAGTCACATCGCAATTAAACGATAATCAGTTCGGTGCGTTGGTGTCTTTTGCGTACAATTTAGGTGAAGGCAACTTATCCGAAAGCACTTTACTAAAGAAAGTAAACACAAACCCAAAAGACCCATCTATACAGCTAGAATTTGACAAATGGATATACTCTAACCACTTGCCCGTTAAAGGGCTAGAAACACGCCGTAGGGCTGAATGGACACTATACAATACACCATGTTAGCAGTTTACACGATACTATTTTCATTAACGCTCATAGTAGCAATATTATGGGCTAATCTTATCGACAATGCTAACCCCACCCATACGATTTGAACCGTTGAAGATAATTAATACGTTACCTAAAAAGAAGAAATGCCTAACACTACCGAAGAAAAAAGTAAGTCGCAGAAAATAAGGGAGTATCTAAAGGCTAATCCTAAAGAAATGCCTAAAGATGTTGCCCCTAAATTCGACACTAGCATTAAGTATGTGGAGAAGATGCGAAGGGAAGTTATCGGTAAGTTAGAAGAAAAACACGTTGCGCTTGCAGAGGAATGTACAAATAGCGGCGTTCCATTTGATAGCGTTAAGCACGGGTGGTATAAAGGGGAGCATTTTAGCTTATTCTTCAACAAACAAGTAACGTGGGAGGATTTAAAGGAAGAAATAATAAAAGAAGTAAAACAGTACGCTCCTAAATATCCTAACATCTTATATCCTAAATATGAAGATGCACACCTATTAGTTATAGACCCTGCCGACATCCACATAAATAAATTATGTAGTGCATTTGAGACGGGAGACGAATACAATATTGAGATAGCGGTAAGCAGGGTAAAGGAGGGAATAATGTCGCTACTAAACAAAGTACGTTTCTATAATGTAGACAAAGTGCTTTTAATTATTGGTAACGATATTCTACACACGGATAACCCACAAAGCACTACCACAGCAGGAACACGACAAGATACCCAAGTAATGTGGTATGATGCCTTTATGATAGCTAAGAAGTTAATTATTTGGGTAATAGAAACGCTTTCAACTATCGCACCCACACAAGTAGATTATAACCCGTCTAACCATGATTATATGACTGGTTTTTTATTGGCTCAAACTTTAGAAGCGTGGTTTTCAAAATGCGAACATATTACATTTAATGTCGGGATGGCACATAGGAAATATTTTGTTTATGGTGAAAACCTTATAGGCAGCACTCACGGGGATGGCGCAAAGGAAACTGATTTAGCTTTATTAATGGCACATGAAGCTGGCGAAAATTGGTATAAATGCAAACACCGTTACTACTATACGCATCATATTCACCACAAGAAAAGTAAGGATTATATGAGTGTTACTGTTGAAAGTATGCGAAGCCCTAGCGGTGCGGATAGTTGGCACTCTCGTAATGCTTTTCAATATACACCCAAAGCAATAGATTGTTTTTTACACCATCCAACACAAGGACAAATAGGGCGATTCACGCATTTATTTTAATATTTTTTTAGTATCTTTATAGCTATGGCATACGTATATAGACATATAAGACTAGATTAACTTGGAAGCATATTTAATAGATAAACATTCAGCAACCGTAAGTCACGAAGATTATTTTTTTGATTTAACTAAATTGTGAATTATGACCGAAACACAAACGGTAAGAATAGAACTACTAGCAGACGGCATTTATAAAGTCTTTGTAAAAAGCAATAACAAGCCAATAGGCATATTTATAAGCGACTTAGGCACTTACTACTATGAGCCTATTGATACTAAAGGACTATGGTCTGATTATGCATTGATTGAAATTGGTACATTATTAAAGAAAGTTAATGAATTATGACAAAATCCCAACAAATACTACAAGCAAGGGGAATTGAAGAAACTCCCGAGATAATAGAACTAATGAAGTATTGCCTTAACGTTGGCTATTCTACCTCTGTAATGGGCATCTCTACCACCACACTAGAGGACTTGCAGCGTGATTGGTTTAGCGAAGAAAAGAAGAAAGTTAGTAACTGAAACAAATACAACTATGACTAAAGCAGAAAAGCGATTAAAAAAGATAGGTTATAATCCTACGTTTATGCTTCTTGAATTAATGAAGGAGTGTATAGAAGTAGGTTATGATACTGGTGTTAAAATGTCGGCAATTTCAAAAGATAGTTTATTAAAGCAGTGGTTTGAGGATGACAATAAAAAGATAGCTAAAGAACGTGCAGAGAATTATATGAAGTTGCCGTAATATCACCCAATAATAGTAATTTTGATAATGTATTAACAAAATTACTATCAAAATTGATAATTAAATGGTTACTATTCGGAAAATATCCGAGATGCTTATTAAAATATGGCAAGTAAAATGAGCAGAATAGTCGACATAAAAAAGCCCCTGTTAAAAAACAGAGGACTTTTTGCGGCTTGATAAGACCAAACGGGTAAAACCAAGTCGGCTTAAATAAAAGACTTGACCAGTAAGCTGTTCTAATGGTAAGCTGCCAAGTACTGTTGGGGCAAATATAATCATTTATAAACTATCTTTGTAAATATGAAACAAACATTATTATTTTTCAGTTGGTTAGTGATTGTAGTCAACTCGTGGGGGCAGCATACGATACAACTTAACCATAAGTACTATACGGTGCAATTTGATACGGTGTTTTGTCAAGGGATACTAAACCACTACACTCAAACGATTACGCACCATAATAGCCCAAAATTAAAGCGTGAAGGTAGTTTATTAACCGAGTTCCATAAAGACCCGTTAATACCATCTAAATGGCAAACGGTAAGCAAGTCAGACTATGCTAATTACAATAAGCAATACAAGGGAGATAAGCATAATACTGTTGACATCGGTCATATAATCCCGTACCAATCAATGTCTTTCGATAGTATAGCAGCAGAGGAAACTATGATGTTTTCTACTAATACAGCCTTTCAAATATCGTGGTTCAATGAGCAACAATGGAAAAATATAGAAGCAATAGTATTTGATAGTATTGGCAGTAAATATGATTGTGAAGTTTACACGGGTGTATTAATCAGCACTTCGCACCCACATAAGTACAACCAAGTTTATATAGCGGATTATTATTTTAAAGTAGTCAAATTCGACCACTTTACTTTGGCGTGGTTAGGGTTAAATAGTCCTACCAATACAAGCACTAAGCCAAGTGATGCGGCTATACCTATTGATAAACTAAAAGCTATTATATTACAGTATTATCCTAGTTTACAACTGCCTTTTTAACACTCTTAAACTGAAAGCAAGCTGCATCAGTTACCTTTATTTTCAATAACCCGTTATCGGTACGATTGCTTTTTCTTACGCCGCAATATTGAATAACTTTACTATTACATTGCCAACGTTGTCTATGTTCACAATGTCTGCAAGTGTCTGTTATCAATTTTTCATCTACTTCAAATAAGTTTTGTTGTGTCATAATCTTATCAGTTTAGTTTAATAATTCAAGTAAAAAGCTATTCATCTCGTTTGTTTCTTTGAATTATTCTTTCTAATCTTTTTATTTCTTGTTTTGTGCAGTCAAGTATATTATCATCAGTACAATTCAAAAGTCGTTTTTTATACCTTTTAAGTTTGAGTTCTAATTCAAAGTCATCGTATCTTAATTGATGACCCATTAAAATTGAAATTTGTTGTTGTGGTGTCATAATGTGTAACATTTATAATATGATTTAAAGTGAATATATATTTTTGTCCTTCTATTCTTTCGCCAATGCCTACCCTTTACTACTCGTTTGAGGCGTGTAACAGCATTATTATTAACCGTTAATGCAAATCTAACATACTTCATCTTTTTACCAAATAGACGATATTCTCCATATTGGGGAATGCCGTTATGTTTGCAATATCTTATCCATACCCATTTGCCATTTCTTACTTTCCCCATTTTACTTCAATTTCTTTGTTAGTGAATAATCTGATTAATTGCTGGAGTTGGTGGAGGTATTGGAAAGTACAAACTAATTGAAATTGCTCGTGTGAATATTCGTAAGTATAAATGTATAATAAACCATCATCTTCAAAAATAGCAACTAAATCAGTATCTCTGTCAATATTGTAATAACCATCTAAAAAACCGTATCTAGTACCTCTATTTTCATTTTTAAAAATGCTTTCAATCTTCTCCATAACCTCGGGCGTAATAGGGATAGGAGTAGGAAGTCTTTCGGGGTAATCAGAAATATACACTAAGTATTCGGCGGTTACTTTAAATCTTTCACCACAAAGTCTATTCACCCAATCCCCTACCATTAAATTTAAGTTGCTCATATATTTTCAGTTTTAATGATATTGCCAAGTTTTATTATAAATACATCTACTTGCCAATTATCCGACCATTCGGGACGTGCAGAACCTATA